AAAAAAAACAAATTTAAGAGAAAAAGAAAATGACTTATACAAAAGCAGAAGTGAAAGACTTGACAAAAGGAGTAGATTCATCAGGTATAGTAGAAGTGCGTTTGGTTGACCCCAAACGTACTGGTACTATAACAGTTAGAGGATTTAACGAAATTGATAAATACGGTTCTCATAAATGGAGAGAGTTAGTTGATGGAAATGGAGTAATTAGGGTAGTTAAAATTCAAAGAAAAAGAAGTTTAAACCTTAGTTCCGACAATGACAGAATACTTTATGCTCACTTACAAAAACACACACATTTTGTAAACGGTCCAAGACCTTTATTAAAACTTGTGAATGTTGAAGAACAAGCTAAAGATTTTATCTCTCATAGAGAAATTAAAACTGAAGCTGAATCATTAGTTAAAAACTTTAGTGATGAAAAACTAAAAGATTTAGCAAGAGTATTGACTATTAATGTTAGAAGAAATTCAAGCATTACTGTATTAAAAAGAGAGCTTTATAATTTTATAGATTTACATGATAACAAAGCTCAAATATCTAATGCAGAAAAGTTAGTAAACGAAGTTAACTCTGAAGATTATGAAACTAAAGTGTTGCTAAGAAAAGCGATGTCAGAAGATATTATTAAAGAATCTTTGAATCGTTTAATGTTTGGTACAATTAGTTTAGGTACTTCTTTTAGTTCAGCAGTTCAATGGGCAAGGAATAATAAAGATTTATTAGCAGAAATTGAGACAAGTTTAAAAAACAAAAAATAAGATGAATATAGTTGAAATGCATACCTTATGTGATTTGCTTATAGATAAAGCAAATGCTCCTTGGTTTTCCTCTCAAGAAAAAGATGATTTTATTAATTTAGCTCAAGCTGAATATGTAGATAAAAACTATAGACTTTTTGAAAAAGATGAAGAAGTTAGAGCAAAGCTTAATAATCTAGTTCGCAGTATTGCATTAGGTACAACTCAACAAATATTGTTATCGGCTATAACTGATTTTCGTTATGCTCTTAGATTAAAAGGAACAGCCCCCAACAAGTGTGGCAGATTAATAAGCCAACCTATTGTACCAGTGCAATGGGATGATGAAGCTGAAAATCAACTAGATCCATTTAACAAAGCAACAGATCAGAATATGGGTTATACCCAAGAAAATGTGGTAAGTATCGGAAATGTGTTTAACATATTATCCGATACTATTCCTACTCTTGTTTCTTTAGTTTATTTAAAAACTCCAATTAATGTTCTTAATGATGTTGTTACTCCTGCAAATAATATTGCCTGTGAATTAGCACCTTCATCGCATGAAGAAATTGTTAATTTAGCAGTTAGAAAAATGTTAGGTACTGTTGAAAATCAAACTCAATATCAAGTTCAAGCCAATGAAATAGTAAGTCAAAATCAAAATCAATAATTTTGTTAAAAAACAATTAAATAAATATAAAAATAATTTTAAAATAAATTAAAATGAGAAACGAAATCGCAGTTGTAAACAACACAGCAGGTTATGCACCAGCTCTTGCAAATGGAAATGTAGAATTGTCTCAAGGCTTTTCAGTTCCTGTAGGATTCTTAAAAGGAGCAAACGTAGTAAACGTAGTACACGCAGCTGGTACAGGAAGTGCTGTAATAATTACATTTGGAGGAACTTTTGGTTTAGCTGATACTGCTAAAATAGTAATTGAATCTAATTTAACTAGCAGACAAAAATTTGTTAAAGCTTATACTGTTACAATTACTTCTGATTTAATTGGAGCAACAGCAGCAGCAACTAGAACAAATGTAGCTAATGCTTTTAAAAATAAATTTTTAAGAGAAATTAATGCAGGACTATTAGATTATCCAATATCTACAGCAGTAGTTTCTGGTGCTGCAAATAATGTACTTACAATTACTCAAAAAGGTAAAGCTCAAGCAGGTATTTCAGGTAGTGGTTATTCAGATGGTGCTGGAACTTTAGTTAAAACTTCAGTAGCTTTTGTACCTTCTAATGGTACTGCTGCTGATCTTAAATTAAAAGGTATTAAAGCTTCAGATATAACTTCTGCTTCTTATGATACTGTAAAAATTGATTTAAGTATTGATGCTGCTATTCCTTTTATTGATTCAAAAGGAGTAATAGTAAAAGAACTTTATTTATTTGTTGTAGCAGGAAGAGGTGCAGCTACTAAAACTGCAATAGATGCGTTTTAATAATGAATAATAACAAATTAAAAGCCTGTGTACTATCACAGGCTTTTTTTTATTAAATTTATAATATGGCAACATTTAATCAATTAGCTTATAACATTAGAAATATAGCCAATAGAGGTCAAGGAAATTCAGATGACGAAAGACTAAAGATTAGTCAAGTTAAATTTTGGATTCAATATTATAGGTCTGAAGGAATTAATCAATTTACAGATTACGGAAAAGACATTAATCCACAGTTAATTCAAGACCTCGGTATTATTCCTTTAATAGAAGTTGATAAAACTGATTCTAATTGTCCTAATGTAACTTGGGGTTGTAAAATTAAAAAAGTTGTTTTNCCAAAGTTTGTTGGATTTCCAAAAGGAAGAGCTGTTTCTTTTTTAGGAAAAATAGATAAAATAACTCCATTTATAAAAGGAGATGCTGACACTGAATATTTTAAATCTGAAACTAGATTTGGTAAAATAATGTCAAGAGGACATATTATTGGTCAAAATTATTATTTAGAATTATCAAAAAATGATGCTGACCTTAAATACATTAATGTTCGTGGTGTTTTTGAAGATCCTACTTCTATAAATACTTATGCTAAAACAGGTTGTGAACCAAAATGTTTTGACGATGAAACAGATGAATACCCATTACCGTTAAATATGTATGTATATGTTTTAACTAACATATTACAAAAAGAACTNGCATATAGCGAACAAGCTGTTAATGATGAATTAAACGATGCAAGAGAGGGTTATGCAAAAATGGGATAATAAAGGAAGAGTTAATTTATTTGGTATTTATTGTTCTGCAATAGATCAAATAAAAAAAGATTTATCAAACAAACCTCACTTAAAAAAAAGAACAATTACTTATAGAGAGTTTTATTTAATAATTTCTATTTACTTTACTGAAATATTTAATATTGTTCTTTCAGGATTAAAATATAATTTATTTAATAGATTTGGTTCTATTAGAATAGTTAAAACTAAATTAAACAGATATAAACCTATATATTACAAACCAACAGATACAAACGAAAATTACACTAAAGGATATTGGCATTTTATTTTTTTTGATGCTCCTAAAAAATGGCGAAAACATAATTTTGTTTTTAGTAGAAAATACAAGGGATTAATGATGAATAAAATTAATTCGGGTTTTGAGTTCCCAGACTTTACTCAAGAGGGTAATAAAGGTTTTATTTATAAAGTAAAATAAAAATGGAAGGAAACAAAATATCAATTAAAAGAATTATAGGTAATGTTATTGGTAATTTACAAATAAAAAATGTTAATTCTTGCATAGATGATTTTGCAAGATGGGCATTAGAAGCTGAAAACTTTATAGGAACTTCAAATAGCTATGTGCATAAAGAATGTTTAATAAAATTTAAAGGAATGAAAGCATGTATTCCTGATGATGTAATCTATATAAATGCATTAAAATACAATAATTATCAAATTGAACTTACCAATAAAAACTTCACTATGTTTGATAAAGGAGCTTCTAACGGAGGTTCTAAACACTTGGCTACTGTTTCTTCAGCTAAATTAAATACTGGCGTTACATCTCAATCTAACGTTAATGATTTAAACAATAATGTAGTCTTCTCTATTAAAAATAGATATATATACATAAATTCAAAATCTATTGAAGAAATTGGTATTTCTTACGAAGGTATTGCTTTAGACGAAAATGGATGGCCTGAGATTTCGGAAAGCCACGAACAAGCAGTTCAACAATATTTAATGTGGCAGTATAAAGTTGCTGAGTATGTAAATGGAAAAATACCTCAACATGTTTATGCTACTCTTGAACGTAGGTGGTATGAGTTGTGTGCTCAAGCAAGAGGAGATGACGAATTACCTTCTCAATCGGAAATGGAATATTTAGGTAACATGATGAATCAGTTAATGCCTTTACCAAATAAAAAATTCTTCTAATGACAAAAATTAGCAAAAACATATTTAGTAAGGGTCTTAGCAAAGATTACGATTCTTCAAATGTGTCTGCATATTCAATGATTGATAACATTAACGGTAGATTAATGTTTAATGATAAAGGAACTTTAGATTGGGTTGAAGATAATGGAAATAAAATTTCCTTTACTATAAGTGCTAACAACGGTACTGATCCTAATCCATACAATCCAATTGGTTATACGGGAGATGGAAACATTAAAGTTATTTTTTCTGTTTCTACTGTAGAAACAACTCCTGGTTCTGGATTGTTTTTTTCAGAAATAGGTATAATTGGTACTGATTCTGAAGGTAATGGAACTTATGCAACTTTGTTTAATGATTCTTCTGATCCTGACCTTTTAAATTTTAATTCTATTAATCAAATATGTGCTAGATTTTTATATGAAAATGATAAAATAATTAGAGTGTTTTGGGTTGATGGTGTTAAAACAACAGTTCCTAAATCAAATCCACCAAGAGTTTTTACTTTTAAATTTAATAATAATTTTAATAGAAATGTTGTCACTGCTTATACTCCTGTTAGTTCTTCGGTACATAGTATTAATAGTCAAGCGGACTTTTTTCCAGGAATAATTAAGTTTGTNCAAACTATATCAGGAAATCTTCTTACAGGTGTTTATCAATACTCATACAGGTTAATTACTATTGATGGTTATGCTACTCCTTGGATAACTCCTACAAGAAAATTCTTTGTTACTTCTGATTCTGTAAGTAATACAAATTGGAATGTATATGAAATGGAAGGTAGTGGAGTAAATTCTGGTAAAGGAAATGAAATTCAAATAAAAGGAATTGATCAAAGATATTACCGTATTCAAGTTGCATATTTATTTTCAGAGTCTAATGCACAAATAAAAGAATCAGGTACTTTTATTGATGTATTAATTGATAAAACTACTGGTGGAAATATAGAATCTTTTAATCATGTTGCTAATAATGGAGTTCCTGTTGCAGTTGACGAAATTGCAGGAAGATTTCAAGGAATAGCAGGAGCTAAAACTTTAGACATAAAAGATTCTACTTTGTATTATGGTAATCTAAACGAAAATGTACTTGAAGTAACAAATGCTGAAATAGAAAATGTTTTAGCAAACCTTACTATAGTTCCTACTTTTAGAGATATGACTTCTGACACAAATTCTCTAGGTCCAAGTACTCCGCCAATAACTCATCAAAATTTATATAATAATAGCACTATTCAAAAAAGAATGTTTTCAGGTTCTTTTGAAAATTATAATCTTAACAATGATTATTCTAATTACAAAGGAACTCAAGTTGAGAATTTGTTTACTGGTTATTTTAGAGGAGAAACTTATAGATTTGCAATTGTTTTTTACGATAAACTAGGTTATCCATATTTTGCTTTTCATTTAGCTGATTTTAAATTTCCAGAACAACATAGTACAGATTACACATATGAAAGATTAAAACTTGATGGAAGTGTAGTTAATGTTTCAGCATCTTTATCTCAACCTGCTTGCCCAACTAATGATTATTTGTATGCTCCAATAACAAGTGATCCTATTGTTTTAAACGATCCTTTTCATGTTGCTAGTTATTCTCATTTAAGAATAATGGGAATTGACGTTAGTGGTATTGACATATCGGGAATTAAAGATAAAATTAGTGGATTTTCTATAGTTCGTACTGACAGAGATGTTACAATTATTAATCAAGGTATATTGTTACCTGCTGTTATTGATGCTGATGCAGGTTCTAGAACAAATCCTCTTCCTGTTGCTCATCAAGGTTTTGCTAATGTTGGTGGTGTTCTAACATTACTTGGAGTTGTAAATCAAAGTGGAAATAATGGATATAGAATAAGACCTAATCAATCTTTGTTTTATTCTCCTGAAAATGATTTTGATATATCTACTATTCCTGTTGTTCAAACGCCAGATAGATTAAAAATAGTAGGTTCTTGTTATAAACAAGCATCACAAGTAGGAACAGTAAGTGGTTATAATAACGGTATTCATCATACTTATGCTGATACAAATGCTTCAAATCCTACAGATCATAGATGGAAATCTCCTCAAATAATAAGTAAATGGTATAGGTCTTTAAATCTTTATCATAATAGTATAAATGACTCTACTATACCTCAATATGGAGCTACTGCTAGTATAGTATATCAAAAAATTCTTGGATTAGCTGAACAAGCTCCTAATTATGAACTTGGGCTTGATTTTCATAATAGTGCTTCTTATGATACTGCTAATTGGCCAAATGTTGAAGGTTTTGGAGATAGTGGAGACCCTTATGATATGTGGGGTAAAAACACTATTTTATATAAACATACTAATTTTGGAATATCTTCTGCTTGTAGATTTAACTACAATTCTACTTCAAATTTAAATCAAGACACTCAAGCAGGTTCTTTAATTGCAAATTATATAAGACCAAATTTAAACCCATATGGAGGTGTAAATCCAAGTGCTCTTCAATTGTCTACTTTTTATTCTACAGGACATTTTCAACCAGTTGGAAATCCAACTTTTACTTCTGCTACTAACGATATTTACAATAATATAGAAGTTTATGGTGGAGATTGTTATTTAGATTATTTAGGTTTTCTAAGAATGTATGCTAGGTATAAAAATACTGACGAAGACGTTTCTTATTCTGTTGTTTTTCCATATGAATGTATTATTAATCATTCTTTAAGGCAAGCGTCTTCTGTTCAAAATCCAATGTATACAGATGTAGGTGCAAGACCTCAAAAAGAATTTGATACACCTGGAAGTACTGCTTTTATTAACGGAATTTTTATAGCTAATAGTGGAGGTTCTAAATTACTTGAAGAGTTTAACTATAATGATGTTCTTACGTTTAATGAACTAAATAATTTTTTTAATAGTCAACCAATCGGCTTCCAAAACAACAACGAGTTTCCCGTAAGATGGAGGCATACATTGAATAAATTCTACGGAGACCCAATAGATTCATGGAGACAATTTGAAATAAATAGCTTTAAAGACGTTAATGGTCAGCATGGTCAAATAACATCTTCATCTTTTTTGTTTGGTGGAATTTATTCTTTTCAAGAAACTGCTTTTGGAAAACTTAGAACTTTTGATCGTGCAGCACTTGAAAGTGAAAACACTACATCTTTAACAACAGGTGTTGGTCCTGCTTTGGATGGAGTTGATTATATATCTAGTAAATCAGGGAATCAACATCAATGGTCTTTAGTAAACACAGGTAAAGCACTTTATTGGATAGACGTTTTCAATGGTAAGTCTATGAGGTTTGGTCAAGATGGAACAACTTATTTGTCAGACACTAATTCAATGCATACTTTTTTCCAAAAACAATCTAAGTTCTTTTTAAATAAAGATAATCCATCTAATTTAGATGGGATTCTAGGTTCTTGGGATTCTAAAAATAGAGAAGTTCTTTTTACTTTTAAAAGAGACGAATATCTTGTTAGGTCAAACATATTTGTAATAAAGTCTGATGTTTTAACTGATGTTGACTATTACGAAAATAATGAAACTGTTTTTGTTAATTGGACAGGAACTAATCTTCCTACAAGTGGTTTACATCTTCCTTCTGGAAATTCTCAAAACGGAAACAATTATAATACTTTGCAATACGTTTCTTTAAAAGTTGGGTCTAATTCAATGTATGTTTCACAAATTAATGGTACAACAATAACAACTTTAGTTCAAATTGTAGCAGGTCAAAACTACTTATTTTCAAGACCGACAGAATTTGATAATTGGGAATTTGTTCAAATTAATAAAAGTAAAATAACTCCTTTTAGATCAACTGTTGTTTATTCGGAATACATTTCTGCATTTACTCAATTTCATTCTTTTAAACCTAAATTTTCTATTTCTCATAATAAATTTTTATTAACACAAGACTCTGATATTACACAAAGAATTTTTTACGTTCATGGAAAAAACCCTTTAATGGCTAATTATTATGGTTTAAATTATAAAACTTCTATAGAAGTTGCTGTAAACGATGGAAGTGAATTTTCTAAACTTTTTGATAATTTAAGAGTAGCAATAAATACTATTGGAACTACAACTATGGATAAATTTATATTTTCTACTCAAAAACAAGATAGATTTTATAATGTTCAAGGAGATGGAAGAGTTAAGTTTTTAGAAGATAATTTAAGATTACCAATAAGAAGACAAGATCAATCTGACAGAATGAGGGGAAGATTTCTAAATATGATATTAGAGTTTGGTAACAACTCTAATAAGTCAGTAAAAATTGATAACTTCATAAATCATTATAGAGTTTCTAATAGAAAATAATTATGGCAATATTTAACGATACAAGAGAGCTTTCAACACAAAAACGTCATGTTGGTATGAAGCGAATGACTGGCTTTAGAAAACAAGTAGCCGCATTAGCGGGATATAAAGATGACGGAACAAAAAATTGGTGGGGAAAAATAGGAGGTACAAAATATTTACTTGGAACAGGAGTAGTAGGTGAATCAATTCAAAGAGGTGTTGGTCAATGGGCTTCTAAAGGAAGTGATGCTAACCAAGTTTTTAAAGAAACTAATGATGAATTTTTTCAATCAAAATTGGCTGAAGTAAATATGAATCTTGAAGGAGCAAAACTTGCTGCTAAAGTTGTTGGTGGTGTTCCAGGAGGAGGTGATGTAGCAGGAGGTAATGTAGGAACAGGTGATCTTGGAACAGGTGATGTTTCAACAATGAGTGATGGAGCAGAAGTAAGTAGTGGTATTGGTACAGAAGGTATGAGTGGATCAGAAAGTTCAATTAGTACTGAAAATTTAAATAATTATCTAGGAAAAAAAGGTAAAGATCTTATTGAAGATCAAATTAATAAAACATCAGAAAAGTTATCAGGTANTAAAA